AACTGGTACCGAACCGGCAACAGCTAGCCCAGCAGTCATGCCCATTTGCATTTCTTCATCAACTGGCATCTCCACTAATTTGCTTTTATCAACATCTGCGAGCGTATTGGTCATTGCGGTGCCCTTGTAGGCTACAGCTTGTCCTATAAACAGTGTGTCTTCTTGCTCTCCAAGATAAGTCATCGCTCTTTTTAATTCATCAAAATAAGCTCCCATTAGAATTGTACTCTCTTTCCAGCACCAGCGTGCGGGTATTTGTCTAATTTATATTTATAATATGTGATATATTCATCATTTACATCTTCATAAGTAAGTTTTTCCATGCCCCAAGTAGCCCTAGTATCGGTGCATACTGACTTTCCATTGTCTTCAACAATAAAATGAATTGGTAACTTGTGGTTTCTGGCGTATTTGATACATTCGTGAGCAACACCTGTTTCAGATGTCATCTCTCCCATAAAACAGTATACCTTGTTTTCGCCACCTTTTCTCTTGATATCCATAGCAATCCCTATGGAAATTGGTAGTACCCCGGTGACTATACCGGATGATAATACTCTATATTTTGAGAAACATAAAGAAATAGATCGTCCTTGTAAAATTGCTGATTTGAGTTCGTCTTTTGGTACTCCCTTTAATAAGCATTGATAATGGCTCCTCCACGAACACAACACCCAGTCATCAGGACCTATATTGTGATCTTTAAAGACTTTAATTATTTGGTCTTCGTTTCCATTATAAAGGTGGACAGGGGCGCGAATCATAGCAGCGTCAAAGCATTCAGCCATTTCTGTTTCAAATTCAATTAATTCTTTTTTTGTTAACACTTAATCTCCTAGAATTTTTCTTTTAAGTTTTATTTTGGTCATGTCTTCAATGCCGGTGCGTGTTGGCAAACCAAACTTACGTTCTATCATATCAAGATATTCAGCATTTTTATAGTATTTTAGGAATGCTTCATCTCTAAATTTTAAAACTTCCGCTGATCCTATGTGTTTGGTCGGCAATGGCATAGTTTCATACGAGTGCTGGGAGTACCCAACATAAGTGCTTGGTAGCTCCCAGTTTTCTTTTAGCGCATCCAAATACAGTTTAGATCCTGGGTAGGCCATGGCTGAATAGAAATTAGCAAATTCGCAGTTGAGTTCAAGAGACATGTCTAATGTATCTTGCATTGTTTCTATATTGTCCTCTGGTAGTCCAAAAATGTAATTGCCTATAACATTAATTCCGTGGTCTTGAATTTTCTCTACTAAGTCGCGAATGTTAACTTCGGTAAATTTACCTTTAACAACGTCTTTCCTTACGACTGTATTACCTGATTCAATCCCAAGTGCAAGCCAATTCACTCCTGCTTTTTTCAAAGTATCAAGATACTGTTCTTTTACGGTATCGATCCTTGCGTATGCCCAGATGTTAAAGTCGTAACCTCTTTCGTGTATTAGGTCGCACAACTTCATAAAATGATTTTTATAAAGAACGAACATTTCATCTGCTATTTTTACATTTCGAATGCCCATGTTGTGAATTTGTTCAAATTCCTTAATTATATATTCGGGTTCCCAGAATCTAAATTTGTTGCGGCCATAGTCCCAGTTTTCCAAGTTGTTGTTTCCGAATGGTGCGTTAATGCAGCAAAAACTACACTTAAAAGGGCAGCCTAAACTTGTATATAGCGAAGCGAAGGGGGTGCGATCATCGCCATTCGTCATAGCATGCCAGTTTGCTGTTCGATATTTATCCATAGGCAACAGATCCCAAGCCATTCCGGGCAGCACGCGTGATAATTCTTCTTGAGGTACAATTGGGGCGGGCTTTGTGCAGACTATCTTGTCTTCTTCTCGATACCACAGTCCGGGTACCTTCGATAGTTCGCTGGTGTCATTCATGTTTACACTAAGCAACGCATTGACTGTGTGAACTCCCTCACCCTGGCACACAAAATCAGATTGTTCTTCTTGGAGCGTCTGTCGCGAGACTGCTGAGGGATGTAACCCTATTAGAACGGTCTTTAAATCACCGTTGCGGCCTTTTAACTCAGATAGAAGGGCATTGGTGCCAGCCATGTTTTGTGTGGAGGCAGAAGGCTGCTGGCCATAAATAACAATTGCTACCAATCTAGGATTGTAGCTAATTATGGCTTCTGCTGACTCGGCCGCATTTAATTTTTCAGCTTCGCAGTCTATTATCTTAGTTGACCATCCGTTAACTCTGGCGTTGTTGGCCAAAAGAGCAGCCCAAATTGGTGGTTCGATTGCTGAATATGTTTTACTTAATTCTTGATAAATAATTGGTGCACCGTTTGGGTGTACGAATAATACGTCTAATTTCTTCATTGTTGTCCTAATAATTTGCGTACCATGGCGATTCAATAATGTTGTAAGCCGTGATAAGTTGTTTGATCCCATCGTCTAGATCGTACTTGCACTCAAAACCAGTGTCATAAAACTTTTGGCTACTGACTGTGTAATCACGAGTATCTGGATCGGTGGTAAATTCTGCTTTGATGATTTCTAGCGGAAGATGCTCTTGAATCTTTTGCGCTAATTGAAGTTTGTTCATGTTGAGTGCGTCATTGCCCATATTGTATGTGTCATTTTTGACGACTTCCCAGTTGTTGATGACCCATCTAAAAGCGCGGCAAACATCTTGTAGATGGCCGTAGTTTCTCATGAATTCGCACTCATAAAGAACTAAAACACGCTCTCTGAGTGCTTTGAGAACAAAGTTGTTAACTAGCAGGTCGGTTCTCATTCTAGAGCCGGGCCCAAATACTGTTGCCAATCTAAAGGTAACATGATTTTCAACGTTTTTATATTCGCGTTCACCTGCCACCTTTGTTCTACCGTATAAGGATACAGGATTTAAGGGAGATTCTTCAGTGACTACAGAGCCATCGGCACTTGTTCCATATCCAGAATTAGTGCACGGGTAAATAACCAATTGATCTACTGATTTGTTTTTTGCAATCCAAGCATTTACCTCATGATTGATTTCGTGGGCCCCGCGCACATCTTTATCACACAAAGGGAACCCAACCAGAGCGGCTAAGGGGATAATAACGTCAGCTTTGTCGACATGTTTCTTTAACAGCCCCAGGTCCCTAACATCTCCTTTCACAAAAGAGAAATCAGGGTTGTTTGTATATCTTAATAATGATGTGGGATCGTACATTAGGTTATCATATGCAACAACCCTATGTCCATCATCAAGTAAGTATTGAGTCAGCTCACTTCCGATATATCCGGCGCCGCCTGTAATTAATATATTCATAATTCTATTTTTCCTGTAATAATATCTTTGAGCATTACCCAATCGCAGGCCTTGGCCCAAAGGGGCTTAGAAAATGCTGCTGGTTTATTCTTTTCAAAAAAGAAATGACCCGACCATGCAAATGGGTAAACTATAAAAGGAGTTAGTAAGAGTAGTGGCCACAAACTTTTAGATACTACAAAAGCAATAAATGCTATAGTAGCTATTTGCCCTATAACATGTAATCTTCGCGTCCACCTGTTTTTGTGTAACGTTAGGTAATATTCATAATATTCCCCAAAAGTCATGTTATTCTCGCTCATTCCAACTAATCTCCCAGTCTTTAAAATCGGCGGCTAAACAATCAATCTTATAATCTTTGCGGCCGCCGGCCAATTCTTGAATCTTATTCTTAGCAATATTTCTTATACCATTCAGGCCGTGGGTTAATTCAAGATCGTTACCATCTTTTATACCCTTTCGGTAGTTGGTCTCATTGTGCCAGATGTGAAGATTCATTTGTGACAAGACAACAAGGGCCCTGATAGCCTTTGCATCCATTATAACATCTTTGTCTTTAAGCGTCAAGTCAATATCATGCAAAATATCTGATATCTCTTGGCCGTACTCTTTTTTGTGCTCAGTTATAAACACTTCTTTTAATTGTGCAATTGATAATCTATCAATTAATTCCGATAATGTCGGAAGGTATTTTCTCTCACTCATGTTGTTGTCCTAATCCTTGTTGGAAATAATTTTTATATTGGTTAAAGTTTCTCTCACCGAATATATGTTCATATTGAAAAAACACTGTTGCTTCTTCTTTTATTCTTTCTGCTGCATACTCACTGCTTGTCGACAAACCCTCATTGTTGTAATAATACAAGCCCAGAGGTGTGTCAATTTTTTTAAATTTTGAATCGTTGTCCACCATTCTTAAAAACATATCCCAGTCTCCAGCGTATTTCATGTCCTCATCGAAGAGGCCTGCTTTTTGGTGTACGCTGAGTTTCCACATTGGCATAGGTCCAGGTAAACATTTGATCATATTCTCTCTAGTAAAATCATTTATTGAATGTTCATACTTCTGGCCATTTGAGCTATTATCACAAAAAGTCTCTAGCGGCTTCGTAGTCTGCAAACAGTCCGAGTAAACTAAGTCGACATCATCAGAAAAATGTAAGTGCTTTGACAGCACCTCTATATATTCAGGGTGGTGTACATCGTCGACACACGCTTGAGCAAAAAACTTCCCGGTGGCCATCTGTATTGCCATGTTTTCTGTTTCCATAACTGTCGCACGATAATCAAGTTTTTTATAAACCACGTTTTTATTTTCTTTCATAAATGGAAGTATGTGTTTTTCTTCATTCTGTGGCGAATTAGCATTAATTATAATCAACTCGCAAGAATCAAAAAAAGTCTGCTTTTTTATATCAACTAGAAAATTTTCAATATATTTTTCAGCATTATATATTGGACAAAATACAGTAACCTTCGGTAACTCCACCGGTGGCATATAATCAACTTGTTCGTTATTGATCATTTCTTCCCACCTAGAGAATAAAGTATCGTTGTTTTTGATCAAATAACGCAACAGTTCTTCGCCCTTAAGCTTAAAGTAATCTTCGCTAGCAGCACCAAGAAGTTTGTTTGTGACCAATTTGCATCCTAAGATTCTTGCTTCGACTGATAGCCGGTTATAGGACTCAAGCCATTGTGGAAAAAATACTAAGTTTTTAACTCTTGATAAATTTTCTATAAACTGCTCATACGGCTGGTGTTCTATAAATTCAAAATTAAGGTTATGCTTCGTGCAAAAATCTATAGCGGCTGGCATGCCTTTGTTCTTGTTTTGTGAGCGTAACAAGGCAAATTCTATATTCTTTTGCGCATTTAGGTTTTTTTCAAGAGTTTTAAATTGATGGTCAGTCCATATGTTTCCACCCATATTGACAATATTGGTAAGTAGGGTATTCTTTTGAACAACTTCGGAGTGCTTTTTGCTTTGACATACAGTAGCAAATGCATTTTTATAAAATTCTTTGTTTATTATTTGGCTCTCAGGAGCTAAAAAATCCTTATACAACGACGGATTGTTTGAATTAATATATTTGTGATCATGCTCGAAAATAACGTATGTTACTTTAGACAAAGCAGCTTTCGTCTCTTCTGATAAAAGAAAAAAATTGGCTACAATAAAGAACCAATCTTTGTTTTCTTCTATTGTATCTGGTGTTACTAATTGACTTTTTAGTAGTTTAACGGAGTATTGTTTTTGTAATAATCTAATAAGCGCGTCATTACAAAATTCAGCTCCGCCTCTAATTTCATTTAAGAAATAATCAGAGATAAAAACTACTTTTTTAGTCATATTCAACCACTTGGTCAAGTACCTCTCGCCACTGACCTTCATCTGCTGTCTGTGTGTATTCTAGCAAAGTCGAGACCATTAATTCGTATTGTTTTTCTTGTGAAAACCTCTCTTGTACACTTTGACCAAAAAGGCAAGCATTGAGTGCGTAACTGTCTTCATTATTGTTTTTTAGATCTTCGTAGCATTCTCTTAGTCTGTTTTTGGTTGATTGTTCACGGGGGTAAGCCCACATCGATTCTTTAATCAAGACGCCGTCCCAAAAAACTTCATCCGGAATATGTTTCATATCAAATGCGATATTATAAAAGCGCTCTTTGCCTTCTTCATCAACTAAGAAATCTAACTGGCCAGACCAGCCAGTACATACAACTGGGAGGCCCGTATAGGCTGCTTCAAATATTGGCAATCCAAATCCTTCACCGTGGGCCAAACTAACCAATGCAGATACCTTTTTGTGGCTGTATAACGAATGCATTTCTTCGTCCTCCATATCGCCATGAAGAAGGTATACACTACACTTTCTATCTGGATAATTGGCCACAAACTCTTTTAATTGATTTTGTACGTTCGCTCTGTCCAACAAGCAATTTTTGGCAAGATTGGTTTTAAGAATCATTCCCACTTCGTCATCATGAAATTCTTCGATAAACCACTTTAAAGTATTGATTAAGTTTTTTCTTGGTCCAAATTGAGCAACAACTAAAAAATTGATATCATTCTTAAAGTCAATATCTAAGTCTGGTAAATCATCAAATTTTTTCGCAGGATAATTAACTGTAGTTACTGGTGTAGTAAGTTGAAGCTTTACTTGTTGCTGGGTATTTTGATCTACCCCCATATAGGCGGTCTCTTCGAACACTCTTTTTGCGTGATTTGAGACGACAACAATCTTGTCCATCTCGTTACCTTTCGTTAACCATTGATGTGCTACTTTATTAGTCTCAATACCCGCTGTGTATCCTATGTTAACTGGCGCTAATTGTTCCCATTCATTGGGTATAGTTACTTGAAACGATATATCAAATTGGCCACCCTGCTGGATATATGCTATCGTCTTCTCGATAGTGCCGTCTAACCACCCTCGATCAATCGAGTTATCGTTAATCCAGGATGTCTGCCCCCATTGCAGTGGCTGTACATAGATATCAAACAAATCTTGTCTATCCATGAGGGCTCGGAGAGCAAATCTGGATTGTTCTCCGTAACCAGAACGTGTAAGGACTGGTGCCTTAAACAATATTTTCTTTTTCACGCTACCTCCATTAAATGCCAGCGTTTGTATCCTACTCTATTTTCCCAAGAACCGTGTTTCTCGATTATTTCGTCAATCGTATCCACCCATCCTTTTTCATATTTTTCAAAATTGTAATTTCTCTTTACATGCTCAATCCCAAGCTTACTCATATTGTCATATTTAGTAGAACTCAGTTTAAGAGCTTTCTTCAAAGTACTTATAAAGTCCTTTTTGCTGATTCTGTCTTCATAGATATATGGAACTTGTAATGAGCCTATGACTGATTTCGACGCCGGTTGGATTCCCCATCCAAACCAGTTCTTCCCATCAGTTACTTGTTCTTGCAAGCCACCAGTCATATTAACAATAATTGGTGTGCCACAAGACATTGATTCAAGCGTTGCTAAACCAAACCCTTCCGCGTCTGATATGTTAATTGTGAAATCGACAGCATTGTACATTGATGCTAGTTCTTCGGCCGTAACCTTGTTAGTTGACAGCAGTACTTGACCCTCATCTACGTTTAGGTGATGGATGAGATGCGGTAAATCTTGTCCATGCGGATCTCTGGCGTCTGTGTGCATAATTAAGCTGGCTTTGTCATGACCTACTTCGTCTAAGAACTCTTTAAACCACCAAATCAGGGTACCACTTTGCTTTCTGCGTGCGTTTCTGTTATTCCAAAAGAATAGCTTTTTATTTTTGTTTTTATCCTTTGAAGTTTCTATCAGTTGCTCTCTTATAGTCGCCGCATTTTGTTTTTGTTCAACACTAGCAAATTTATAGAATACATTGTCGTTTACTGCGTGTGGTAAATATCTCGATGGCACTTCGGGCGCTACTGATTTAAGAATTTCATGTGTGACTTTTGAAATACATACAACTTCATCATTAGATTTGTAATAATTAGCATTAAAATACGGCGCCGGGAAATTATCCCATACATGATAATAAACCATTGGCAAGAATGGTCGGATCTCGTTTTCAATTTCCCAGAGCCATGTATAGAATCTAGGGTCGGTCATAAACCACAGCAGGTCTGGTTTTTCCTTCTGTAAAACTGATCTTATTATTTCATGGGTTCCATACCCATCAACCGGGTAGACCACCCAATCTTCGGTATATGGCTCAACCTTTTGGGGTGTATAATCTGCATGTTGTACTGCACCTCCCAAACAGATAAATTGGTATCTACCAGTTTTGAGAAGCGCCTCAATCATATATTTTGTCTGGGTACCCACTCCAGACGGTGATAAAGGGTGATCTGATAGTACAAGTATCTTTTTCTTTTTCATTTATTCCTCAAGGACAGTGTTCTGTCTTATAAAATTTGCAGCCGTAACCGCCGGTACATGATAAACGATTTTTTATGTAACGTTTATTCTTTATATTGTACAATGCCGTGTTCAAAAGTTTAAGGGCATTTTCTGTTTTTCTTAATCCGCTTGTTACTCTAAAGAATTCTACTCTATTTTTTTTGGCTGTACGCTTAAGTAGTGCAAAGTGAGTTTCTACGTTCTTTGGATCAATGCCCATTTTTTGACAAAAGAAGTGCTTGTATAAAGTTAGCTGGTATGTAACAATCTTGTCATTTTTCTTTTTCATATCCCAACCCCATGAACAAGTCTTCCAATCGAATATGTGGATTTTACCGTCAGGCGTTGATACAACTGCATCAATATAACCTTTAAAACTATGCTCCTCTTCGTTTTCAATAGGTTCATAGAGCGGCATTTCAACGGCCATCAATTCGTATTCTTCAAAGTAGTCATCTAATGCCGACTGAATCTCTGGAATGATCTGTTTTCCTTGATCAACCATATCAAGAATTAATTTTTTGTTTATCTTGATGTCTTCATCTAATTCGGAGATGTTCTTTTTTAGTTCTTTTACAAAAAAGGCTTCGTCAACTTCTTCTTGGAGCAATTTCTTTTCACACACTGAGTGCATTGCTGTTCCAAAAGCAGTATATTCATTGCCCTTGAAACCATCAATTTTATCAACTCTCGTCAATTTATGATAGAACGCGCAAAATTTCCAGTCTTTCAATTCCGAATACGATATATGGTTCATTTGTTATCTCCAAACTTAATAATATATTATATTCACTTTAGGCTTAGTTGTCAAGCCCTAATTCGCGATCTAACAATAATAATTTTTCATATACTTTTGGAGATATTTTTCTTAAATACTCATGGTTGTCGTTTAAATAATAATCTGTAAACGCGGTGGCGAAGTATTCTCTTAAAGAAGTTACTGAATACGGACCAAGGAAAATACCCTGTGATAGAGAACCTAACTTTTCATATCCAACTTTTTCTAAAAACAGTTTATCTAAATCTTCGTTGTACTCTGTGTCCTTCATCAAAGATTTCGGAATCTTAAAACCAGTAGCCCAAAGAATATCATGCAAAGCTACTCTTTTATTTAAGAATTCAGTTTTTATTTTTTGATCAGCATAGATTTCATATCCATAGCTTTCTTCAACCGAGTGCGCGATTTCATGGACTATATCATCATATAAATCTTCTTCATCATCTTGCACATTGGTTATGTATAGCGCGCCATCTTTATAAAACGCGTTTATCGATCTTTCTTCAAATTCTTTAAAATGACCAAATATAATCATTTCTACTTCATCTCTTAAGTGAGGCGGAATTCTACCTTCTACTTTGGAAACAACCTTTTCCACGTCGATTTCGTCATTTAAAATCGGCTCATTAAAGTAAACATGGAGTCCTTGCGGTGAATAAAAGCTTTTATTATTCTTCGCCAGACGTTCCTGAGAACTCTGTATGTAATCCTTTAACATCTTCTAATCCTAATTGGTAGCCTCTTAAAAAGTTCTCTTCGGCAAAGGCAAACACGAATTCTGGGAATTCTACTGCTAATACTTCTGCTATCATATTAACTGTGACTTCTTCGCAGTCAAGTTTTTCTCCAACATATTGGACAAGGTATTCTTTCAACGGAGAATCAGTTTCTACTTTCAAAGCCAAAAAAGGATTTTCGTGGGCCTGCTCCTCCGTAATATGTTTTTGTATGTTTGTGTCTGTTGACATTAGTTACTCCTTATATATTAATATAATAACACGTTATTTTACATTGTAAAGTAAAATTATAATACTTTTGATGCCAGAGTTGCTAACTCTGAGCGTTCACCCTTCTTAAAGGAAACGTGACCCGCTATTGGATATTCTTTAAACTTTTCTATCGCATGAGCTAGGCCATTAGAGGTTTCGTTAACGTAAACATTATCTATCTGCTCGATATCGCCTGTAAGGATAATCTTGGACCCTTCTCCAATTCGCGTGATAATCGTCTTTACTTCGTGTTTGGTGAGGTTTTGAGCTTCGTCTATGACAATATATGCATTGGCAATCGAGCGTCCTCTAATATATGTTAGCGCCTCAACCTCAATCTTTCCTTTTTCCATGTACATTTCTAAATTAGTCCTATCCCCCATCAAGAATTTAAGGTTATCTTGAATTGGCATTAGCCATGGTAACATTTTTTCTTCCATAGTCCCCGGAAGAAAGCCTATATCTTTACCCAAAGGTTGTACTGGTCTAGACACAATCAGCCTGTCATAATGATTTTCATCGGAACGTAAACCTATAGTCTGTTGCAAGCCAGCAGCAATAGCCATAAGTGTTTTGCCGCTACCGGCACGGCCGACTAAAGACACGATTTTGATGCTAGGGTTCATCAACATATCGATTGCAAAAGCTTGCTCTTTGTTGCGAGATTCGATGTTCCAATCAGGTATTTTCTTATGAATTACTTTCTTCAACGGTGTATGGTAACTCTCAAATTTAGCTAACGCTGATTTCTTTTCATTAGAATTAGAAACCATCATAATGTATTGATTTGGATGCCACATCTCATCTGTTTCGTCTTCAGACATGATTATGGCCTCACCCTCATAATAGCGATCAATTACTTGTTCATCAACCGGCTGAACTACAAACCCATTATAAAGTTCATCTGAAGATCTTACCGCTTTTTCAGAGGTATAATCTTCTGCCGGCATACCGATCGAGTCGCAAATAACTCTCATGTTGATGTCACGTGATACTAAAATAGTTTTTCTATCAGGCTCATTCACTTGTACTGCTTTCGCAGTCGCTATAATAGTGTGGTCTGGATGTCTAATATCTAAGTCGGGTGGAAATATAGCGTCTTTAAGGCAAGCGTAAGACATTACTTTCAAGATCCCTAAGCCTTTGTCAATCCGAACACCTTTTTCAAGAGAACCTTTCGTTCTTAGCTCGTCTAAAATTCGAATAAAGTGCCTAGCGTTTGCACCGACTGAATCTTGACGTTTTTTGTGGCCATCAATTTCTTCTAATACTTTGAGCGGAACGAATAAATCGTTTCTACCAAATTTATAGATTGAACTTGCTTCAGTCAAATATACGCTTGTATCTAACACGTAGTTCTTTTTATGTGGCATGTAGTACCTTAATCACTGTAGTTATACATAGTATCGATTGATTATTATATTTATTATTTTGCAGCTGCTTGTTGTAAATTTTGGCGATACCTGAGTAGTGCCAATTCTTTGTGTTTAGCTTCAATCATAATATCAAATACATTACCATAGTCGTTGAGAGTATTGTAGACTAAATCAGAATGTGCTTGTGGTTTAATCTTGGGGTTATTGTGTTCAAGAGAGCGCGACTCTGCGTAATGAACAACAGGCTTGATATCACCCCAAGTAGATAGCGCAAGCTCAAGCGCTTCTTGTTCTGACTGGCCACCGGGATGAAGCATGTGATGGTGATAGTCAAACACAATCGGGATACCGATACGCTTGTAAACACCGTCATATAACTCTTTGGTAGAGTACAACGAAACTTTGTCATCGTTCTCCACAGTAAGACGTGAACGAACATTGTCGGGTAGGCGTTCGAAGTTGCGACAGAAATTGTCGAGAGCAAACGGTTTGTCGCCGTATGCGGCGCCAACGTGAATATTGAGCTTGGCATACGGAGTGCGAGGTAGACCAATAAGGTCAAATAAATCACCGTGAACCGATAAGTCAGTCTTGGTGAGTTGGTATACCCGTTCTTTGGGTGATGCTAGCTTATTAAACGGTCCAGGGTGCGATGTGAGCCGCATTCCGTGCTTACGGGCAAAGTTGCCCGCCTTGAGGGCCGCGGCGTGTATAGCGCCGAAATTAGGCATGTCTACGAGGTCATACTCAGAAGCCCATGGAATGATATTAGAGGAAAGACGATAAAAGTAAATACCATTGTTAAGATTCCACTCAAGAATAGTATGCAAATCGCGTAGATTTTGTAATGCTAGTTCAGAAGCATACTCAATGCCGCGGTCGTGAAACGTACGCTTAATCATCGTACGGTTAGTTGTGATGCGCTGGGACTTTGGCAGCGTGGAAAAGCCTTGATTGATACAGGCGTAGCCTAAATGGTTCATGTTATACCCTCCTACAAGTACATATATATTATAACTGCTAATAGGATGATTGTCAACACCTTTTGATAATTTGCCAGTCAAATACCCATACCATCGGTTTCTCACCCTTTTGATAAGGTACGCCGGCTTTGCGTAGTTTTTCGACTTCTTTTTGTATTGTTATTTGTGCTTCCCAGCCATCAACTCCAAGTTTGAGTTCTGATTGGCTAGCAATATACCGTTTTCTCAAAATCACTCGGGTATCAGGGCCGGCAAATGACTTTACAAGAACTTTATCGTTTTTCTGATAGGATATCTTCGACTTCATAAACCTTATCTATTGTAGAATTAGTTGCTTTTGGGAGAAGTAGCACCCGAAAACAAAAAAATGCAGCTAAAAACATGACTGCAATTAACACACTCATTTCGGCGATTACTTCAAGCTTTTGTTCAATACCCATATTGTATATAGGTTCAAAATAAAATCGCTGGAGGGGGAGGATTCGAACCTCCAAGATGCGTTTTCACGTATTCACCGCCCGAGAAACAGTCGGGTGCGTCTGCCAATTTCACCACCCCCCAGCAATTATTAAATATCAAAATGGCGGCTCAGGCAGGACTCGAACCTGCGACTCGCTGATTAACAGTCAGCTACTCTGACCAACTGAGTTACTGAGCCTTATTTCTATACAAAGTCCCATAAATAATTTTTCCATTTAGGGCTTATTTGTTCTTTGTTAATAGATTTTAAAATATTCATTTTTGGCTCATACGGACTTCTAATCGGGTGCATGTCGGCTTCAGATGGCGTCTTATTACCTTTTCTTTGGTTGCATTTTTTGCAAGCAGTGACTAAATTTTTCCAGCTATTGTCTCCACCTCTTGATTTTGGAACAACGTGGTCTAAAGTTAATTTTTCAATCTTAAATGTGTTACTACAGTATTGACACCTATAATCATCACGCCACAATATATTAGCACGGTTACAAGCCATATAGGAAAATCTAAACTTTATATATTTGTTTAAAACAATAACTGCTGGTAATTCGAAACTCTTCCTAACAGAATTTATTTTTTTAGTATAGTTTTCGATTGCCTTAGCTTTTCCGACGATACATAATACCAAAGCCTCTACTGAGTCAATAACGTCTAGTGGTCGAAAAGACGAATCTAGTTTTAATGTCATCATACTATTCATTACTATAACTAGGATATAGATAAACGTCAAGAATTATCTGCTTGATGATTTAGGAGTATTTCGTTTTGGAGGGACATCAAAATTTCTAGCTTTTTTGGCTAAGTCTGAAGAACTATCTAGTTTTTCTTCTCCGCCCACTGCCCATAATAATTCAACACCGATTTCTTCACAGACATCTTGTTCTGGTGTATTTGAACGCCCGCGATCACCACCATTAGCAAAATATGTTGGTCTAAGCCTGCGTATCGCTTCACATACTGTACCATCCGAATCATCTACGGAGTCGACTAAAATTACCCCTTTGATAGCATTTAAGATTTCAACTCTGCGTTCATATTCCATAAATACAAAGCCTTTTTTCCTAAAAAGCCATTCATCAGAATTTGCTATAATGATGACATCACCATATCGGGCTGCTTCTTGTATCATTCGGATGTGACCAACGTGTACTGGATCAAACCCGCCAGACACCATCACACTCGGCCTGGACTTATCTTTGTTTGTCTCATCAAACATCTCTTTATGTATAACCATTTTTTAATCCTTTATTAATCTATTTGGTTTCTTTTAACCCAACACTGCTCTGAAGAAGAGAAAATTAATTTTTTCCTAGACAATCCATCAATTACTTTAGCTCTTACATCATCGCCAGTTGGCGCTTTTTCCATTACTACTATAACATTAGTATTTTGTTTTTTATAATTCTGCTTACAATATATTATACAATATACCATAGCTGCACTAAGCAGCCCAAGCATAAAAGACATAAACATGTCTTAAATCCCCCTATTACCCTAACACTATTTAGTTTCAGGTAGTAAAAGATATTTAAGATTTGTTATTTTGATAAAAAGGGTCTCTGGCGACTAAAATGACTAAATCTGACGGAAGCGATTCCATAAAAGACTCTCTGAACCAGAGTACAGTGACCTTGTCTATTGCTGGATATTTTTCAAATTCAGAAAAATATCCGTGGTAGTGATTTCTTTTTATATTCACTATTAAGCCCAGGAGGGGCCCATCAGAACTCCACGATATAAGTTCACTTTCGCTTACTATATCGCCAACTTCAAAACGAAATTTTTCAACATCATAACCCATATATTATATAGAATATGGTTGAACTAAACATTGTCTGTTTAATTACAGTTTTGAATTACTTTTAGTAAGATTCTTTAATTAATTTTGTTATGGCTCTTCTGTCCACACCCTTAAAGCCGCCGGCGCCAAGATTTCGCGAAGCGGCTAAACTTCGTAACTCCGGCATTCTCATATCTTTTAGCTCTTGGTTGGAAGGACACTCATCCTTTTTAAGTTCAGTTTCTTGTGTGACTTCCTCGGTATTTTGTTCATTGTTACCGCACTCTTGTGAACGCGAAGCCAAGCTTGAAAGCTTTTTCCACTGTTTTGTTAACCAATTCATATTATTTTATTCCTTATTTTTTAATAGCATTGCATGCATATGTTGAAGATTCTTTCTTTTAGATTCTACCATAACATTAATTTCTTCTGTAGGTAAATCATATTCTTCTTTAATTTCCCACAAAGATTCTTCTATTTCGTCTTTAGTTTCACGATCTGTGACCACCGGAGTTACTTCTTTTTTTCTCTTAAGCCAACTAAACATAATATTTTCCTTAAATGGTGGAGGTGGCGGGATTCGAACCCGCGTCCGCAATACGTCCTTAGTAAAGTCATTCACAAGCTTGGTCAGTTTTTTCACTCACTGACAAAGTTAGATGGTGTTAAAACAACGCTTACCATCCTGTTGCGTTGAGTTTTTTTGATTTTTACAACTTATCTGTTGTTTTGATTAGATTGGATAGAAGGCTCTAATCAGCCTCCCTACTAGGCAGCTAAGCGCTGTTCGAAATGGTTGTTGTTATTTGCAACTAATTTTTTGAACTGTTAAGGTCGTATCTAACCTACTTGCACTCGACTCTTTCAATACTCCGTCGAAGCCAATATCACCCCCTCGATTTTTTAATTATTACGCCTACTGGCGTGTGGTCACCATTGTCTAGCCAGATTAGTGTTTCTTTATTTCTTTTTACTTTTTCTGCAAAAGTAAAGGAAATCTCCTTTGCGGCTTTCTTTAAAGCAGCATCTTCACTAGTGTGTTTACTGACCAGATCACCCTGTATATAGTGACCATTCCATTTGTATATTTTCCACATTATAATTTATCCTCTATTTTTTGTCTAACGTATTCATCGCCGAATCCTATATGCGCATCATATAGTATCATATCTCTATCAATATAAAAATATGTGGGAAAAGCACTCAGAATATAACCCTTTTCACCTGCAGGGTCTAACATTTTTGGTCTTGATCCTTGTAAAACAGGAGCAGTCTCTATGTTATGTTCTGATACCCAACGATCAATTTCATCTTCTGTCGGCTCGTTGGAACCAATATATCCATCTACCAGTACAGTAACAATCTGTACATTATCTCTTTCATACGACTCTTGCATAGCTTGCACACTATCGGCTGCTAAATTGCATGGATAACACCATCCTGCCGATAAGTCGAGTACTATTATATCGCCTTTGTGGCTATATAAATCCCACACTTCGCCGTTTTGATCTTTAAGTCTAAAATTGCAAACTTTATCTCCAATATTGATTTGTGCGCATGAATCATCTGGAATCATGCCTACTGGAAATAACGGTTCTGTGGTTTCTAAGTTTCCTGTGTGTTCAGATTGATTAGTCTTCAGCTCTGCGGGATTACAACAAATAGCTAAGAGACTAACAAAAAATAAACTTTTCATCTATACCTCTACACTAAATAGGCTGTTTTTAAATAATATTATCCGGTTGTGGATCTTTTGCTCACCACAGCTAATTTACAGTTTAGTTGGTTTAAACTCCTTGTTCTGGAAGCTCTTGATAAATATGGAGCTACCGTTAATCATTATTTTTAGACCGAATGGTTTTAATTTTCAAATATCTTTGTCTGTAAAGTATTTATTTACTTTATAGAATTTAGTGATCCGAATGAATTCTTTATAGGTTATCCCTAAGAATCTTGCAGCATCTTTTTTTGACTTGGTTGCTGAAATAGCAAATTTTAAGATAGCTTCTTTTATAATATAATCAGATCTCTTCCATATGTCAAATCCATACATCTTATTATTCGTATAAGCTGCAGATAACTCAAACTTTAAGGCAATGACGTCTTCTATAGGTATATTACTTATAGCGACTAGCATTTTATCGCTGATATTGTGATTATCTTTTAATTTACTAGTAACTGATTTATATTTAAAATTAGAATTCTTGCTCATGTTGGTATTATATACGTGACAGTAAAGCTTTCATGTGATAGTATAAACTTTCTAAACTAACTAACTAACTTTCTAAACTAACTAACTAACTAGCTTTCAAGCGCCGTCACAAACTAACTATAATTCAAAATCTAGCGTTTGTCAAATAAATTTTTTTAACCTTCGAAAGATAATTCCGGAACGCCCGCATCGGGTTCTTCTTCGGTATCAAGTGCCGGCTCGTCTGTTGCAGTTACTTCATCGGGGGTTTTATAATCAGTCTCGCCTTCTGGCTCTTCGACTGTTTTTGCCATCTGATCGTCAAAAATATTGAACCAAACTTTCATGTTTGTAATCAAGTAATCGTAAAAATATTGAGAGTCTTTATCGTTATGTAGCTTGGCATAGACTGGAATAATAACGCCTTTGGTGGCTTCCCAAGCGTCCATTGCAAAGTCTCGACCGGTCTTTTCTTCGTCTTCTAATCCTAATTCTCTGCTGTATTTATCCTCGTCAGATTCTTCTTCAACTTCTTCCTCATCTTGTGAATCTACGCCGTCTAATGGCCTAAATTTGCTCATATCAGGTTCAGATTCATCGTCTAAAATTGTAAATTTCACATCAGCCTCTTCATTGAGACCTTCATCACCTTCTGAAGCTTCATCTTCAGCGTCTTGATTAAGATCAATTGGTAGTAACTCTTTCATAATTGAACGCAAATAATGCGCTCTAAAAGAACGACGTTGTTCATCGTCGGTGGTTAGCTCTTTATAGAAGCGCTCTACATTTGGTACTACAGTATTCAGCACCGAATCTAATTTATTCAATCCAGTATTATCGCTCGGAGGTTCAATACTACCGATGCCTGCTTTTTCTAATAAGCTTGCTTCTTGCAATGCTAATTTTCGGATTACCGAACGCAATTTATTTTCGCTAATTGACCGTTTTTCCTTGACCCCACGGATTAAATGTCTTATACTATTTCTGAGGGCTTTTTCTTGTTTTTGATTCATAAATTAATACCTTTCTCTATAATTAGAGCCATTACTTCTTCAATTATACTATTATTAGCTTTTTCTTGCAGATTTTTGCGTTTTTTTCTACGCGACGAAGATTGCAAAGGGACGTTGCCCCCAGCGCCTCCTGTCATGTGGCCACCACCAACAGTTGATGTTTCATCAACGTTTGGCTTGGCGCTATGCGGCAGATCGAGTGAAGACAAGACAGGGATCAGTTTCTCGCCAAAGAATGAATACAACAACTTCATAGCTGTTCCATGCCGCGGCCCCCCTAAATATGACATCAGGTACCTAGCGTCACTAGCACTCAGATCACGCAAATCAATACGTTTTTTGTTGCTTGGAAGTTCTTTCAAAATGTCTTTGTTTTCATCAGAAGTTAAAATCTCTATATAATTATCATCATGTCTGTAAGGTTTTACCGGTACACTATCAACAGTAACACCAGGCATAACTCTTTTATCGGAATTTTTGATAATGTCTTCCCACCTACCAGCATCGCCTCCCTTAGTAGACGCTCCCAATATAACATGATCCCCCTCACTGACTTTGCCAATATTAGGAGATAAGAAATCATAAACAGCAGATACCGGAGAAGCAGTAGTGACGGGTAATACTTTGACATTGCCGACTTGACCAAGATACAAATTTAGTATTTCCTCTGCGTCAGTTCTTTTCATCACTTTACCATTCGCTAGCGCCCTTTCGTTTTTGGGATTTTCCGGCTCGGAGACTAATACTAATACTTCGCCTTTATCGCCGGCCAAGCGGTTAACCATATCAGAGTATTGAGCCACCATATATACATGCCCTAAATGTCCGGGCTTAAAAGACCCAGGTACTAAGGCGTAAGTCATCCCACCGCCAATTGGGCCAACCGGATCGCCATCTTCATCGTCATCAGTTACCGTTATTAATATGTCATCATCATCCTCATCATGCTCACCTAAACGCGGCATATGCGGCGGGTTTGGATCCGAAGAGTATTTGTCTTTTGGAAAGTCACCTTTCTTTTCTAATAGTGAATTTACATGTTCGTAAACTGCGTTGTAAATCGTTTCTGAGGCGTTTTCTTGTTTAACTATGTCTACTATTGCCTTACCGCCCATAATGTCCTCAAAGACAAAGGAAGGCAGCTTCTGATAGGAATGCTTTGCATTAGCAGCTTCTAACAACCATTCTTGCAGAGACTTAGTAATTGAGGTCTCATTAGAGATTTTAATTGTAAATGGTGTTGATAGGTTATATGATGATTCTCTCACTGCATAAACGCCCTTATTGCCATCAACAATAAACTCTCCTGTTATTTTGAATACATTACTCGTTGTTTTATCACCAAACTGCATGCCGGGATTAATGACAACACCTTCTTGGTCAACTGTATTTCCAAACTTATCGTATTTTGTAATTAAAGACTGTTTAGTGGTATTTCCTAATCTTCTAGCAGCTTCGTAAAATATCGCGCCATAAACAGCTTTTTCGCAATCATCTAAGGCCCCACTAAAATCACAACCTTCTTCCCCTATCGGGACTATATTGTCTAATGGCACCTGCCTATCTATTAGCTGGTCATGCATCCATTTGGTGAACGGACCCTTTTTTGAACCATCAACAAGAGTTATGTCTGGTTTATAGGGAAAATTAACTGCCATTTCAAGCCAGCTTTTCAAAGATTTAGCAACAGGTCGATCCGCACTAATTCGTATAGTAAGTTTGCTATTCAACGTATATTCGATATTTTTTTGTAATTGATTGATAGCTGATTGGGTTGCAGATGCTATATCTTTTTCGGAAGCATCATCACCCAACTCATGGTCAACCCTTACTCCCAAATCTCCGGGCCCAAGAATAGCATAAGTTGCTCCAGCAGAATTAAGGGGCGCGTTTTCTCGACACAGTTCAGCTAATTCATCAAGAACGTTAGGATCAAATTTAATTGACACACTAACATCGGTGGAAACTTTGTCTATTAAAGTACCATCTTCAGCATATGCTTTTATTGTGGGGCGCTCAGCCCCGGGCCGCTTGACGACTCCTTTTCTAGCTACTTGGTAATATTGACTTATATTTAAAAATGTTATTGAATCAAAAGAATAATAAATTGCATTAGCTCGACCAAGACCTGTCTCCGGGTTGATGTCATCTTCTTTTCTTTGAATATATTCTATATTAATAAATTTGGTTGGATCTGCGATTCCATTTTCGTCGATCAAAGTTAAATTACGAAGGATTGCCTCTACTCTTTCTGGATTTGAGTCGTAGGTCTTTTGCATCATATTAATTAAACCAGCAGAAGACATTGCTAGCCCATCATTGAATTTTACTTCTCCACTCTTCTTAACTTTTGTGAATCGTTGTTTTAACTTGTCTAAAGTAACTCCATTGACGTCAAGAGGGGAATGTGACCCCCTATCAATTGCAAACTGTATTTTGCCGTCTTCGCGCTGCACAACTTTGATTGCATTGTTGCTACCGTCAAGCTTTAGGCTTGATCCTTGACCGCTAGTGAATTCTTCCGAACGCAAATAATCAGGTATGGCTCTAAAAAGAGCTATAATATCTTTTCCGGTTTCTACCTCATCCAAATCATGCGGATGGCGCATATGCCCACCAGAACCACCCATTATTCAATATCCTTTGATTCTTCTAATATAACCAGCTGCTCTTTTAAGGTATAGATTTGATTTTCCATTCTTTTTGCATACTTACGTATTTCTTGCAGCTGTGATTTAGCTAGAGTGATCCTACGCTTATCGGTAACTGTTTTAGGTTTAAAATTGGATATAATCTCTTTTAAACCTTGTAGATATGTAAAAATGGTTTTATCTTCTATCGATTCATCTAAAATGAACTTTTGCCATTCGTTGTCAATTGACATGTTAGTCAGTTCCTATTTGTTATTTTGTTTTTTTGTAACTTTTTTGCTGATTGCTTCTTTTGTAATAACTTTTTTAGGAGCAACAACTTTCTTCGTTTCAACTTTCTTTTCTGGTTTTGGAGCAACAGGCGCCTTTTTTGGCGCCTCTGTAACGACAGGCTCTTTAGTCACTGCAACCTTCTTGGGTGCTTCTGCAGTAGTAGCTGCCGCATCTGCTGCAGCTTTAATTCTTCTTCTTTGGACCAATCTTTTCCAACTTTTACCCATTTTAGTTTCCTCCTTCTGAGCTATCTAATTCTTGCATAAATTCTTCTTCATTATCCATTTCAATGGCCGCCACATCACCAGTTAGCCCACGCAGTTCTTCAACAGCAGCAAGGATCTTATCGATAATCGCATCCATATCCATTTCATCACCGAAACCATCTTCAACGTCGGCGCCAAACTCCTCTTCTGGGTGCATGTCCATATCGCCACATCCACCTTCCTCTAACTCGTCCTCTTGGCCTTCGCCGCGAACTAGACGATCGCCGTTAGATACTCGACCTACTGCTCGATTCGCAGTCTTGCTAGCTTCTTTGACATCGCCTTTAGCTTTCTTAATTGCCTTGTCCCTAGAACCCATAAATTCGGCTTCGCCACTTTCTACTTTTCCATCACCATCATAATCTTTTTTAGCTTTCGGGCTTTTTTTAGCTTTTTTAGCTTTCGGGTGTTTTTCTGCATCGTCTCTTTTTCCGTGCTCCATACCTTCTACAACTTGCATGTCCGATACTGATACATTCCTGATAATAGAACCATCTTCAAATTTTAAATCGTACTCGGTTACTTCGTTGACGCTCTTATCCCAGTTGTGGTCAACTGTAACTGCTTTTCGTCCTTCGTGGATTACGTGGTGTGCACAATAGTGACTAGGCGCGAATATGCGGTCAGTTGCATTTTCGTCCAAATCGTATTCTTTTTTAGTTTCATTTAATTTGCTGAGATCCATTTTGAATCCCCATGCTTCGGAAAGAAGATTTTTTAGTTCTCCGTCCTTCCATTTTTTTGTCGACATATTATTAGCTCCTTTTTGTAAATATTCGTAATAAATAGTGTTATTTTCTTGTAAAAGGTCAGTAAAATCACGTAAGCACATGCTGCCATCACGATTTGCTTCTGCCTCTAGGCTTCTAAGATGCGGGTTCTTTTGAGCGTATCCTTTGCCAGAATAGCCGGCATTTGCAAACTTACCTTGGCAATTTTGCTTATGATGCACGAGTTCATGACCTAGAGAACGTAAAATATCTTTAGGGTGTCGGTTGGTCACATACAATGTAACACATCTTGATTCAGGGTCATAATAGGCAGTTAAGCCAAGAGGATTTTTAGCATTTTCGTAATCTTGTTTCAAAAACAGCTTAGGCGGCTTTTCGAATCCTATATGCTTTTGAGCATAAGGCATAAATTGCTTTATAAGAGATACTAAATTTTGATTATCTTGCATAATAAAAAAACCTTCTAAGTAAATAGTTACTCATTTTCGTTTTCGTTTGTGGTCTTAGAAACTAGTTTTAAGCTAGCAGTAAAAAATTCTATTTCTTCTCGCGGCCCATTAATTGGAATCACTGTTGAAACAGAGACTAACCTATTGCTGCGAAATTTGTTGTCTATACTAGCAATAATTCCATAGCTTATTAGCCAAACTTCTTCATTGTTGCTGTAAGTGGACCATTCAACTATATCGCCTATACTGAATGTTTCGGCTGTAAGCTCCCCAAAATGTGGTTTCTTTTTCATTGTTTCAATACTACACTAAAAAAATACTTCTATTCTTTCTTAATTAGAACAAAAAGTATAGAAGCGAGTAAAGTAACGACAGTAAATTCAAAATCTAAAAATGCAAAAGACACCCATGCACCAATTAGTGTTATCAGGCCGACCCAAAAAGCATGCCTAAAGTGAAATAGCATCAGTCATATCCAGTATGTAAAAGTTCATCTTTGTGTATTTTAACAATTTTTCCCGTTAATGTGTATATCAATATACGTTCTCTATCATCTAATTCGTCATCTATAATAAAAGCTTTCTGACCTCGAACAACTTTAGTAAAGTTTCTGTCGTATGGCTGATAACAATACAGGTAGCCTTTATTGGCGTCTTTGATCGCAACTTCTGGTAAAAGCTCGTCGTCTTCCTCTAAAGACCCAGCAATCTGTTTTATGATTATCTTTACTTTTTCTTTTATTTGTTTAACATTGGTCATCAATGTAACTAGAATTCAATAATGACAAACTGGTGTCAACGTGCCTTGTAGCTATCGTTTCGATGTTCAAAAGAAAGGCTTTATTTAGTTCTGAGAAAATATCTGCTTCTTTTTCCATAAAGAAATTTTTATTATAAGAGGTCCATTTTACTGTAAAACCTTCAGTGGTATTAGAGATTACTATCCCAATTTTTATAGGGCCTTCAATAGAAGGGTGATTTTTGGCTATTAAATCCCCTGTTTTTAGGGTCAACATATTTCTAATGTAACACAACTGTATTTATATGCAACTAAATTATGTGAGCGTATGCAAGGATAAAACCAGTAATTGCTTGTGCTATCATAAAAATAGTAATTGCTTTTGTCTTAAATTCTTTTAATTCTTCTAAATCCTCAAGCGCACTTTTTAGTTGTGGTGGTGAAGCCACATCATCCATTTTCTCTTTCCACGCTTTTAAATCTTGAACGCGGTCTTCCTTGGCTTTTAATTCTGTAAGCTGGTTCTTGACATCTTGTAATTCTGTACGTAAAACATCAATACCGGTCGCCATTGATTCTAATTGTTGTAAAACTAACTTTGAGTAGGTTTCCCACCCATTTCCAATATTGGCCATTATTGCTCCTCCATACTTAAATAGTCAATCATGGCGCAACAAATTTATATTAATTTTCGTCGACTATATTTTCGGCAATATCTTTTGCGTAATCTACTTTTCTTGCTCTAATTGCCACATCTGGATACTCGTCAGCCAGTGCTTGAACCGCTTTAACATTTTTTCCAGCATCATCAAAAAATAAAACATCTGTGGCCCCATCTTCGATACGACTGGCGATCCACGCGGCTTTACGTTCCGCAGCCGAGTCTCCCAAAAGAGCAAATGTGATTTTTGAAGTATCAATTCCTATGCTTTCAAGATACTTTCTAATAGGTTCCTCAGCATTCTCATGGCGCGCCGTTAATATTACAATTTCGCGCCCATCAGTCCCAGCATTAATTGTATTGTGAAGAATGTTGGTAATTTGCTGAATTTCTCTGGGATTGATGACATAATCAAACTCTGTGAAATCATACTCGTATTCAGGATTGATAGTGTGGACAGCATACTCTTCAGGAGTCATAACCATTTCCTTGCCGTCATCAGTGGTAACGTAGATTTTAGAATCTGATTTTACAATTGTATCATCAAAGTCAAAAACACGAAGCTTTGATTCATTTAAATACTTTCTCCAATTTTCAATTAAAAGTTTCACTTGTCTTTCTTCTTCATCTTGGTCACATCTTGTGTTTTGTCAACTAAGACATTTGATTTAACAATAAACTTTAAAATTCTTTTTAATTCTTTGTCGTCAGTTTTATCTGCAAAATCTCTCACATAATCTAAATCTTTTTGAGATAGCCCATGAGCTTCGTTTAAATATTCGCTCCAATTTTCAAGTAGGAGTTTCATTAGCGTGAAACCAGTACCGCCGGTACTTGATTAGTAGCTACTGTAAACTGTACTGTGGTACCGTTTTGTACCTTGAACTTGAATGTTGTTTTCCCACTTTTCGCGTCCGTATTCTGATCCATAAGCCCGTATTTGGTCAATATATCTAGACGTTTAAATTTATCTTTGCCGGCAGCTTCAAGCTCTTGGGCCATTTTGGCTAATGAATCATAGGCACCTTGAGCATCGGCGGCTAACTTTTCGCTAGTTTTTTCGTCCCCCATATCAAACTTAGAATCGCCAGTCTCCATGGACATCGATGACATTTCTTTATCAAACTCAGCCCATTTATCAGCGTGTGCGGGATTCGGAACCAGTGCGCCAGCTGCAGTTGCAATCAGCATCCCGGCTCCCACCATTTTTTTAACCCAACCGGGCATGGCTTCTTGAATTTGTTCTTCCGCAAGCTGCACGTTATTTTCTTTTATATATTGTAAAATAACGTCTTTGACAGCATCTTCGTGTAGAAAGCTGCGCCAGTTTTCTATTAAAAGTTTCATTTTATCTCCTGTACTGATTTATCCATTTCATCGTCGAAGTCTGTGCGCAATCTAATCATAGGATTAAATTTAGCATGTTTTCGCTCTAAAAGCAGCGAACCTTGCGGTTTTACTAGCTCGCCTTCAATCTCAACGCCTTCGAAATCGATTTCAGTTCTTTGTTTATAAACAACTTTAGGCTCTTCTTCTTTGTCATCCGCGTACGCAGTACCGGAGAGTAAAAAAATCACTATATACTTCATTTTATATATTCCTCATCAAGTAAGTAGTTTAGTTATCGTAGGTTTCGTCAATTTTATCACCAATTAATGACTGGGCCTGTAACATATCTTGAGGGTTTACTTCTTTTAAGATAAGGTTGCCTGTTTTTGGTTCGAAGTACATCCCTATTAGATCACCAGTGGAAACACTCTTCATTTCTTTTTCAGTTAATACTATCTTACCGCCGCTCTTCTTAACCAGGATTGTGAGAATACTAAACAAATAGTCAGGGTCTTGGAGATATTTGCTCATCTTCCTAAAAACCCTTTCCACGTTTTAACTATGCTTTCGTTTGTTTGCATATGCGATGGCTGACGAGCATTCACAAACTGAGCTAACACTCTGTTGAATACCACATTAAGGTTGTCTTCGTCGTCCATAGAGCCCTCTACAAGCTCTTGGAACAATCCAGTCATAATATCGGGCTCATCAGCATTTATCGAGAATATAGCGGTAAATTTAGCCTCTCCAGCGTGTTCTACAGTCGTAGCATTCATCTGTAGATAATATTCAGTGTTCTCTTCTTTTCTTGGCGCTTCTAAAAGCTGTTTTCTCAACTCAATTCTAAAGTCGCGAGAATCAAGAATCTGCATAAGCACTTCCATGCCTAATCCTAAATCTTCTGGATCGTAATAGTGAGAGTATCTTGCAGTGGATTCATATGACTCGGAGTAATCGCCATCTGTATCTAGATCCCATTCATACGAGGTGAGTTCACCATCGTCAATCGCCATGGCTAGATTGATGTAGGCTCCACCTTCCATTTGTCCTTCTCGCTTGAAGTACTCTGTAAGAATTGCTTCCCAAGTATCGCGGGCATCATCGATCTTAGTATCAATATTTTGCCCAGCGTCATTAAGTTCGGATGACATGGCCATATATGTACCACCATAAATCTCAGGATGCTCAAAGTTAATAGGAATAGATAAGTGTATTTCTTCGCGGATCCTGCGGATTGTGGGGGTATCGTGTTTCGAAGGCACAAATATATCACCATAGCCGTTTCTTTCATTTAATTCGTCAACAGAATTCCACACAACTTCTTCTGCATTGCTCGGCAACCTTTTCCACTCATCAATTGGCCATCTAGCAACAAATTGAGCACTAGGCATGATATAAACACTATCAGCGCCGTCTTCGCGCACTTCATAATCAATAAATGTCTGGGCATATCTTTCCATCCAATAATTTGTCACATCTTCGCATTCGCCTTCCACCACTCGTTTAATATCACCGATTAAATTTGCATCGAGATTTTGTTCAGTTTCTTTGTTTTGTCTCATGTTGCCGCTAACACGCTGATCCATCCCTAACAACTGTCTCATTAGTGCTTCACGACCCGCTGCAGCTGCAGTGTCTTCGTAAGAACCGCCAAAAATCATAAACTTGTTTAAATCAATCTTGCCGCTTTCTTTTGGCATATTTTGAATGACTTCTTCTTGGTTTGTTCTTGCCCAGTCAGTAACTATATTAACTAAACCGGGAATATCAACACCATACACCTTTTTTTCAGGCATGCCGACGTCTTGCCCATCATCCCAGCGCTTTGGAGGTTCATCACCTACATAATATCTAACGTGACGGATGCGCGTCCGTGAAATTGGATTGATATCGCCAACATCATAGCGTTGATCATCATAAAATACCTCACCTTCTTGGATTTCTTGCTCTGCACTGTCTATATTACCCGTATTAGTGGCGCTCAGAAGCTCTTCAGTCTCAACCACGTATGCTACGGCTCCGTGCCCCTGAGCCTCGGCTACAGCGCATTTATAGTACGATTGATAAGCACTTGCGCGGCTAGGTGGAGTGTGGCAAGAGGTAATCTCGTCAAAATCACTCATTCTGAGCACATCTACCGGATGTCGAGTGATAATAATGGAATATTTGTCATTATCGATGTTATTTATCTCTTTTTTGATATATCCGGCGTTATCTTTCCAATATTGGAAGTATTGAGTGGCTAAATCCGTTAAATTGTAGCCTGCCGGTCCCGCAACTCCCGGATTTACGACATATAAGTAAATTTGAGTATTAATTCTTTCAAAATTTTCATATTCTTTCTCATCGAGTGCTGCTTTCATCATTTTTCCGGTAACTCGGCCTGATGTCCTAACTGGTTCGCCATCTGCTAGCTTATAACCAATGCCATCCAAGTGATCATAGACTTTTTGGTATATTTCGTCTTTTCTTCGGCTTAAATCAGCCAATTTGGAGAAAAGCTTGCCGATTTTCATCTGAATCTTCTTAGTTTTCTTCTTTGGTTCAGGTCCGCCCCCCAACATATCAAGAAAATCGTCAGATTTACGCAGATCACGCTCGGCATATACCATACCTTTCTCCCAATCTACGTCATATTCTTGAGATCTAAAGAATTCTGTAAACTTTCCAAGCTCGCTACCGAGATCCACAGTCGGAAATGGTATAACGGCGCGCATTTTACCACTGAAGAGGTCATTTAGTGGCAAATCAGCTGCATCTAAATCGTCTAAGATATCTTCAAGCACTCTCATTTCATCTTCAGTAACTTCCCGGAGCACTTTTTCGGGTTTTTGTTCAGAAATACCTAAATTTTCCAGTAATTGTGCTGTTTTTAACAGGATTTGTTCATCATTTAGCATTATTTCTCCAATCGCAGTAATCACAAGCCATTTCATCTATCAATGGCATCCCACAATTGGGACATTTTTTATATTTTACCATAAATAACATAGTTTTTATTCCTTCATTGATTTTGAGCCGCGACATTTCCACTTTTTACGAGATAATGCGTTGGCACATGGGGGGTTTTTACACTTTTTAATCTTTGCTGAGCGCGCACAATACGCATCACCCTTCTTAGTACCGGGCCTGATGCGATCTCCTCCGCCTTTTGCTTGACCTTTCTGTCCAAATGAGCGGCACTTACCGTTTACACGCTTAGCAAAGCGCTTTCCTTTGGAGGGTTTACATGCTTTTTTCTTCTTTTCTTCTAAAACTTGCGATAATTCGTCTTCAATCATGATCTCAAGAGACTCTTTCTTGGAATTGCCCCAGTTTTTAGCACCAACCTTGCGACATTTAACGAGGGCGCCAGAAGCATAAGCGCTTGGCCACACTTTATAACGTGATTTTACTTTACTATAACAAGCATCTCTCTTAGCTTTTTTCTTCTTAGTGTTTTTTGCGGTTTTGGCTGCGCGCTTTTTACCTTTCTGCTGTTTCTTCTTTTTCTTCTCGTCAAGCACAACCTCAAGTTCTTCTTTTATTATTTGTTCTAATTGGAGATCATAAAAAATCTCATCGCCTAAATTTCCATCCGGAAGCATCCAGTCTGGTATTGAATTTAAAGCGGCTTTTAGATTTTCAACATGTTCTTCTTTTGAATCCCAAGTTGTGTCAGCAGTCAGATTAGCCCAATCGCTCTCCAATTCATCATCTTCCAGAATCCATTCATTGCCAACTGCTTCTAATTTTTGTTTAACATATTCTATGACACTTTGATTAAAATCAATTTTTGCATTCTGTGCTGCCATGGCCGCTTCGGGGTCAAAAGTCTCAGAATCAGAGGAATTTATACCCATTCGGTCCGTGACATTTCTATAATCGCTTTCTTTGTCTTCAAATATATTTTGTAATTCTTCTCGAATCATTAGTTCTAAATCCATTGTTAAGTTTTCCTTTTTAGGTTTTTTATATCCCTTACAAGCGCTGGGTGTTGGTCGACATCGGGGGTATTTCGATCTTTTCTCGCCTTTTTTGCGGCCGCATGCTTTACATTTGCCTTTTCGACAAGTATTACAGTCAACCCAGCCTCCTTTTTTTCCAGGAGCCCCCTGACGTTTAAACCAGTCGCCTAAATTTTTCTCTGAGCTAGGTTTTTTGGTTAGTTTGCGTTTCTTTTCATCTATAGGGCCATAAAGGTCATTCATTGTTCGACATTTCCAAAGCTTTCTCCAATAAATAGATCGGAATTTCACTATTGTCTATGTCTTTTATCTCATTAATGGTCGCCCATCTATAATCATCATGCTCTATTTTGCTTGTCACCGGGTTCGGTTTAAGTATATTTACGGTACCTTCCCAATTTTTAGCCATATAGTAAAATTTTTCTGGCTTTGGTTCACCTAGATATAATAAATCACTAATTTTACAAAGTAAGTCAGTTTCTTCATGCAGTTCTCTAACCGCAGCGTCTTCAATAGTGCAATCTTCATCATCGACGTGGCCCCCGGGTATCGTCCACTGGCCACATCTGTTATCTATGTTGGAACGTCTAATTATTAAAAATTGAGCATGCTCATTCAGGCAAACCACAATAGCCGCGGCCCTTAGTTCACCTTCGGTAAGAAACTGGTCCCATTTTTTTATTGGCATGCCTTGTATTTTCCTACAGTACCTCTACAAAAAGGTTCGACTGCTTCTTTAATATCAATTTGTTTTATCGGAGCTACCCAAATCATATTCTCTTGTACTTGGGTTCCGTTAACATACTCAACATCGACACCATATAATACACCAATAATCTTGCCTTTTGTATCATATAATACTGAGCCAGAGCACCCAAACCAGCCATAGGTGTTGACTATTAATTGAGTTTCTCCAGAGCTTAATTTTTCATATCCAGCAACTCTACCGTTAAAAGACATCAACTTGTGCCAAGAAGGGTAGCCTGAGTATACTATATCCATCCCAACATCATATGATTTAGTAACATTCCAATCCATAGCTTTGATGTCTTTGTTACGGAAAGTCCCTCCCAAGACTAATACAGATATATCTGCAATATTGCTTTTGTACATTAAAACAGCCGGCACACTTTCATCATCTTTAAAAATCTTGTAAGTGGTTCCAATATCGTGTTCTGCTACGTGCTTAGCAGTTATTACTAGAATGATGTCTTTATATTTTATTAATGAACCAGAACCATGGCCACCGCGAGGAGTTATTACTTTTACTGCGGCATTCCTTACGTCACGCTCCACTGAAGAGAGACTTTTACTTACTTGCTCAATTGGCAATGCTGGCGTATAGGTGTTTTCGCTTGCGCTGGCAGTTCCTATAAACATCATAGCCATTAATAACAAATATTTCATTTTTTTAATCCTTATGCACCAGAGTCTCCGGTGTCTAACTCTATATATCTATAACCAACCTCAACTAACTGCCCGGCAGATGGAATAATAGTAAAATAAACAGTATTGTCTGATTCCTGATAATACCAATCATGATTTAATGTTCCATTAATGAAGACCCTAATTGAATCTACTTCTGCTTTATGTGTTAGTTGCAAGCTTTCGTATGGTTCAATTGAATGAGTGGCATCAGTCACACCCGGAGACCAATCAGTATCACATATATCTACGACGACACCCCCCATCGCGGCGGTCGCCTCCATAAAGCGATCACCGATGTCAATAGGGTTTGGTGGATAAGTACACAGTGAATCTTCTGCCTTAACGTTAATAATGCTAGCCATGAAAGAGGAGCCCATTCTAAGAGATCCATACCAACTTACAAAATCAGAAGGTAGTGGATATTCGACATGGCTCTGTTCTTCTTCATCGGATACAAAGACAACTAATAGCCCGGCATCTGGCCGCATCCAAGTTAGTGAATAGGGGTTGTGGTTAATATATTCATAAACCGCGTTGAAGCCTTCTTCATATGGAGCTGAAGTTAGTGTTGCTAACATATCGGCAGCATCATCGATATCATCTCCAGGAACTAAAGGAAATACGTCACTATCTAGCGCTTTTCTAGAGTCTGCGCTTATCATAACCAATCTCCAATCTGATATCGGAAGAGCCAGCAGCATTGCCTCGACTCCAGCAAGAAGCTCGGCGTTAAACCGGTTCATTGAACCCGAACGATCGACAACCCACAGAATATCAATACCGTCGATTGACATATGTTGCGTGAATGAATCAACCCAAATTACACCCTCATTGACCGGTACCTCGATTTCGACATAGACGGGTACCTCTACCTCGACCGTTTCAACAATCGTTTCGGTAATAGTTTCAGTGGTATGTATAATTTCTTTTTCTGGCTCCTTGTGATCCATGATACTATAATCATAGTTACAACCCAAAGAACACAAAATAGCTAAAAAGATATTTTTCAATTGAGCGCCCGCCTATAGATAAATATAAGCTTCTTTACTTTGAGCCACTTAATAAAGAAAAACTTAGCAAAATCATGTTTGCTATTGATAGTATCTGTAGTTCATAGCTGCCAATGACACATCCGAATCCCCACAATAATAGATTCACAAACGTGGCGCCAAGGCATATTTTTTTATATATGGTTTTAAATTTCTTCTTCACAAAGATAAATAATCACATTCTTGAAATAACTTCTATATTATAAGAATATAATTCCTCAGCAGTTTGTCTTTCAAAAATATACACTTTAACAACCGGAAACATAGATTGTTGTATGTGAGATAGTCTTTCAATAACTACACCATGGTTTAGTTCAACTACCCCTTCCCAATCATAGGTTTTTATCTTAACAAGGTCGCCGGCGCGGACGTCGTACTCATCAAAAGTTTTTGGTTGGTTAGTCTTTTTATTCATTTCTAAACGCAAATTTTTTTTTATTTTTCGGTAAAAATTTTATTGGTATTCTCATTCGCAGGGTTCCATTCATACATTCCAATCACGATTGAAAGCTTTAGTCCGTCTTCTTCAAAATAATGCTTACCAGCATCTTCTAAATCCGACAAGTTAGTATCTCCAGCCGTCCATGATATCTCCCAAAAGTAAAGGTCATCGTGTTCTATGTCGACACGACGAACGCAATTCAATAAAACACCAACACTATTGTTGTGCCTATCAATAATTATGTCACCTTTCGATAATATAATCGTTTCAGCTTGCTTTCGCAAATTAAAAATCATAAAAGTTGCACCTATTCGCTATTCCTATATAGCTCAACGGTACCGGCAAGAATCATGTTTTCTAGTCCGAATTCAGTATATGATTGATAGCGGGAACCTCTAAGATGCGGGCCCGCCCAAAATATTTCCCATGCCCAAACGACTACATCATCGTCATCAGGGTAAGAGACCATATATTTGTCGTGCAATATGTCGTATTTATATAGCAAAACGCCGACATCACTATTCGATTTATCGATAATAACATCGCCGATTGACAGACTTAATCGTTTACCGCCCATGGTAAATTAACTAGGATTAACAGACCTCTTGAGCAGCATGGGCTTTTTAATATCAAGGCAAACGTTGACAATTGATTTAAAATTTTGTTTAGTTAGCAACTCTTTGTCTTTTATTGTGCAGACGTTTTTTGGGATGTACACTTCGTTATTCGTCTTCTCGATTGGATAGACATATTCGCCTTGAAAAGATTCAACAGTCGCCGGGTTGCCAATTAACACGTACGCACCGATAATCGGCAGCTTTAAAAAATTAATCATTATTAATAGATCCTATTTGATTTTAATCCGATCAATAATATACGGATGTTGGAGAGATAAGTCCTTGTATAAACGCTTAAGAACTTTTTTAGTAATATCGCCGATGGAGTCTTTAAAATCGGATGATTTAACTGACTTATTAATTTCTTTACGAACTTCGTCGGCTAATGTCGACTTAAGCTCTTTTGCAATTAATGACTTGACTTCGTCTTTATCGGCCTGAGTGAGTTTTTCAATTAATAGTAAATCTGTAGACATGTATAAATACCAGTACACCTATAAATAGTGCGCAATTAGATAGGCGCCACATCGCGCGCCGAGAAAGTGCAGATATCCGACATTTTAAGGCGGTGTATAACGTACATCACCCGGTCCGCTACAAACTCCTGCACATGTAGGTCATCCATAACACACTCGGGCGCCTTGTACTTTCTTAAAACTAAGCCAACACCGGTGTCCTTAACTATAGTGTCACATGCATATGTCCGGTACCACTTCACTAAGTCGCCAACTTCTATCATTGGCGCTTTACGCGCGCTCATGAGCCCTTCTTTACTGGCTCAGTCAATATTCGTTCGCACTCCGGGCAACGCGCTGGTAACTTTATTACCATTCCCGTTCCACAATGCCAACATGTATATTTATAACTCATATAACCTCCGTATCGTATTGAATTTGTATAGTCTGTCTATGGTATGCATCCAATCTCTTTCTTTAATTCCTGTATGGGGGTAAACTATCCACCATATTTTCGCCATGTTCATCTGTGCTACTTCTCCCTTATCATATAACTCTATTACGATTGCAACACCCCCATGGCACGTGCACGTCACTAAGTCCCCCAAGACGAGCTTGTGCTTAGGTGGCTTTTTAAAAAACTCTTTCACCCTGCTTGTATCCCTAAAGTATATATCTAGGAATTTTTTTGCGGGGGTTTTTTAAAGAGCAAATATCTGACCTAATATTTCAAAAAATATCAGCGATATTGAAAAGAGGCTTAGCACCGCATATGCGCCGGGCGAATCGGTCTAGAGACGGATTCCGGGGGGGAGGGGGGACCACCTACGTCAAAGGTTTGTCAAATGCATTTGTCAAGTTACTGTCAAACATTCATGTCAAGTTACTGTCAATTGTCTGCATGTTATTTATTATTGCGCATGTGTCTATTGTATTGTTTAGCTCCATCATATATAACACTCGCATATATGTATAAAGCTAACGGTGTATAGAACCCGAGGATAAGGCCCTTTGTTATTACCTTATCAGCTATAGCTTTTATTCTTTTATGTCTCGCCAATGTATTCGATCTCCTACTTGAACAGTTATATCACACACACAAATCCTACATGTAGTGTGGGGTCGTCGTCAACCCCCGGCTTTCGCTAATGATATGCATGCACACACACTACGGGTAGTGTCTCGCATATAGTGTTAGTATGCCATGAGCAGAAAAAGCATAGCCGTCCACATGCATGCGCCCATCAAATCGTAAATCTTTTCTTCTGTCGTGATATTCATAGGTATATCTCCTTACTCTATGTATACATTATACACCCTCGCGCGTCAAATGTCAAGCGCATCGTGTCAAAGGATTGTCAGCATGCGGTCACATGTCAAAAGAATGTCAACAAAAGGCTTTCATGTCGGACATATTCTGACTTGACACGAATAAAAGGTTGACAAATAGCGATCATGTATATACTAAACACAAGCACATAAAAACATACTTAAAGGCATCCCATCATCAAACAGGCACTAAAACAATCACTTAGCTAACTCATGCACCCCCACCTAAACACACTTAAACATGTTTACTATATAGCCCCTCTATAACAGGTACAGCTATTAACTGTATACATTTAAGAGAGTGATTATAAACTGTATAGTTATCCTTATCCTTATCCACTACAATGCAATAAGCACGTGGACGATGTGATATGTTCTTTCTTTTTATTAACTCTCCAGCCTTAAACATTACAGTTCTACACCTTTCCTTTTATATCTATTCTCGTTTGTTCTCACGGGGATAGGTTCAAGTTTATACTGTACCTCCAGCACCGTGCGAATACCGCGAATCTCTTTAGCAATCTCATGCATTGCCAGCAGGAAGACAGCAGCGAGAAAGCTACCACCTGTATATACTAAGATTTCCACTAATCACCTCCATTGTTTTGTGTTAGTTCATCATCAGCTTGTTTAGCCATTTTCGCCATATCAGCCGCAGTTAAACGAGATTCTTTATGTCTCTTATTCTGCGCTCTCATCAGTTTATTGTACCGCTTTTTCTCATACTTGATCACGTGCAGGTTTTTTATACCCAGCGCGCTATACCTGCGTTTACCCTCGATAGCAGCAAGCTGATCGCTCGGCTTCGTTAGTATTGTCTCAGTTAGATCGAGTTTGCCGGATGTACAGCTAATAACGGTTTTTGTGATATAGTATTTTGCCATAATAAAATAGGGGTTCTCTGTTTATGCTCGCAGCCCATTCGAGTGTGTTGGTTGTTATGGGGGTCGGCTAAATCCCTTATAGCCGTTAGTACAGGAATGTCATTATCTTTGACCTCGGCGTGCTTCGCCTCCGTTGTTGATTGATCTACTCTGCGACATATACAAGCCCGTCGCAGCACTCGGCACTATGGAGTTGGGGGTTTTCATTTTCTTTACTTTGCCTCTCGCGCTTTGCGCTTTACGGGTTAGGTGTGATTATAGGATAGCTTCGCCGATTGCGATACCAAGCCCAAAGGCAAGGAGCAAGAGCGGACTAAAAAAGAGGATTCCAAGAAAGTCGTTCATTTAGATGCCCTCGCCAGCAGCGAGAGCAACAAGATCAGCCTTTTCTTCGTCGCTCAAATGTTCCTTGGCTTTGTTGCGGAGGCTGGCCGCGCTCATCTTGGTGGGATTCTTATGCTCACCGTTACAGCCATCAGCAAAAGACTGCGCGCCTTCTGGAGTGTTGTAGTCAATGACGGCTTGCTTGCCCTGTGTTGTGGAGTTGCGGAAGACGCGCCACATTTGAGGACCGACTTGCTCTACAGTCCAACCGGTGAGTTGGCGACGAGTTGGTGGTGCTGGCAGTGGCTTGTACGCTTTCTTGCGGCTTGATGTGATCTCGATGTTGTTAATCATTGGATCTTGACGATACCGGAAGTTGTCGTTTGAGTCTGTGAGTTGATCGAGGCTAAATGATGTTGGCATTGATATATCTCCTTACTTGATATACTATATTATACACTAAAAATGGGGGAAAGTCAACAACTAAGTTGTCAAGAGAATGTCAGGGACTAGTCAATAGACTCAACACTGCAAGTATCTTCATCACCTACATTCTCAATGATGTTGCCATCCCAATCCTCATCCTCTTCAATCTCTTCAACAAGTTGCTTCTGGAACTCAATCAGGCGATCAAGTAGTTCCGAGGCGTCTGCGTTGCGAGCGGTAATATCAAATGTCAGGCGGTATGTCATGGTCTTCTTTCCTTGTTTGGTATAACCATTATACCAGAAATAGAGGGCTAAGTCAACAACTAAGTTGTCAAGTGAATGTCAGGGAATGGTCATCGACAAGAGGATAAGAGAGTAGAGCATCAGAGCATTGACCTTGATCATTGTCCGGCAAAACTCAGTCGATACCAAGTGTGTGCGGATCGGTCCCAGCTTTTTCAGTTTTAGTCGTTGCATGGTGGATGCCCCCAGTTGTTCACTTGCCAATCGCTGATCTGCCCATCGGAACACAAGCTATCGGTCCAGTTATTCCAAGCCTCGCAGCGTGCGGGCATGTCAGGAATACCGTCCTGCTCAAACTGCTCTTGGATCATCGGAAGGATCTCGGTGGTGAAGGTTTCGCATGCGTCGGCGAAAAGTATAACGGTGTCGATTTGTGAAGCCATGTATTTCTCCTTACTTGGTATAACCATTATACCAAAAATGTGGGGGTAAGTCAACAACTAAGTTGTCAAGTGAATGTCAGAGCTAACTGACTTGTTTGATATTCAGGAAGTCAGTGATAGCGTTAGTTGGGACTGACGGATCACGGAGAAAAATAGCTTCAGCTTCCTCTTTTGAGCCAGCGCGGACGATCCGAGTTTGGCGTGGTCGCATCGCTTCGCGAAGGTGGAAGGTGATGCGGAAGGTTTTGAGTGGCATAGATTTCTCTCCTTTCTATACATATAATATAACCCGTTGAGAGGTAAAAGCAAGGAAGATCGTGTCAAGGAAATGTCAAG